TTTCTAAGAATTTTCTTCTAATATTATTTTTAATAACAGCTCGTTTTGATCCGGCAAGAATTTGATTAGTTCCTTCATCTAATAAACGATTTAATTCTGAACCTTCAATATATTTTTGTGTTGTAAATAATTTAACCGCATTATCTGCACCGGCGGCTACTTGTTCACCCGTTACCTTGTTAATTGTACTACCAGTCTCTTCTATTCTTTCTGCATTACTTAATATCTTTTTAAATAATGTTTTATCTTTTTTAATATCATTTTGTATCGCAATTGCTAAACGACCTTTCTCTAAAACAAAACCTAAAGACTTTTTATTTTTTATTAAATCTTGTGGTGAAGGTGAATTTTGAACTTGTTGAACTATCTCATTAAAAGTCGTATCAGCCCATCTTCTAGTCTTAGAAAGTTTTGCTAAAGACGTTTTAAGTTCATCATCTAAAGTACTAATTCCAAGAGCCATTCCTTTTCCTTTACTTAACTTGCCATCAACAACCTCTTGAAAAAGATTTGTAGGTAATTTTGATAAAGCTAATCCTTCAGAACCAAGACCTGAAGTTAATGGAACTCCTAAAGCAGTAAGTTCTGCAGGATCAGTTACACCTGAATCTCTTAAAAACTTTGCAGCATCAAGACCTGTACCTGAACCTTGAGAAATATTTGCTAACGCTCCTTTTCCTCTAGCCTCTTCTGCTGTATCAGCAATTATATATTCAACTTTTAAACTCTTTATTCCTTTCTCTTCTGCTAAACGACGGCGATTATGTCCATCAACAATATATGTTTTACCATCGGCAGGATCTTCCCATACTTTAATAATACCTTCCTGATCAAAATTATATTTATCAACACCTGATAATGAACCTCCCTGCTCTACTCCAAATTCATCTACATCTTGTTTATATTGAAACCTTATAGGATCTACATTTAATTCAGAAATTGGTACTGTTGTTTGTTCTGTAAGACGACTAGGAATAACAATTAAATTCTCATTTTCTTCTAGATATTTAAAGGCACTTATCATATCTAATCTATCAGCATCCTTAACTTTTTTACCAGTAATAGAAGTAAACTTCCTCTCCATTCCCTTAACGAGTACTCTTAAAGATTCAGTATCTATTTGTCCTAATTGATCATAAAATTTTGAACCAGCTACTGAATTAGCAGGAGCCGTTACAAGTTCAAATTCTGCATCTGGTACTTCAGCTACAACTTCTCTACTTAAAACATCTTCAACAACTTCAACTGTGTTTTCACCAGCATCTTGTCTTTCTTTTATTTCAAGAATATCTTCATCAGTAGCTTTACCATCAATTGCTTCGATTACTGAATCAACTTCAGGATTATCCTTATTAAGATACTTTTCTCTTAAGGCATTTTCTGCCCCTTTTGCTTCTTCAGTTCCAGGGACTATATATGTACCATCTTCCTGTTTTTTAATTATATTTTCATTCTCTAGAAAATTTCTTGTTTCAGTTCTTTTAATAAAATTCTGAGTACTTCTTTTTGCTCTTAACAAGTTTGGAAATACTTTTTCATTAATAAATTCCTCAACACCTTCACGAGTAGCACTCGCTATTGGTCCTGCTTTTGATTGAACATCTTTGAAAAAACTAGTGGCTAATACCTTTTGATTATTGAAAAGTTCTTTTGTTGCTGCCAGATCTTTTTTAGGGATAGAGAACCAATCTGCACCGAATCCAAGAACAACAGCAGCAGTAGCGTCGTAAGGTAATGCTGCTAATTGAGATTCAAATCTGGTTTGACCAGGACGCATAGAAGGATCTTGAATATCTACACCAGGAATTAAATTGATAGCACCTGCTGCACTACCAGTTAATCTCGTATCTTTTGTAAAAACTAAAGCAGACTCTTCAGCAAAATTAAAAGCGCCTGCCCTAAGCAAGAAATTCGTAGGACTTGTAGCTTTAAAAGGATCAATCTTATTGGCTATTGGAGCTAAAAATTTAAATTTAGATGCTTTTCTAAAAATCTTGGCTGCTATACCTACACCCAATAAATTAGCGACCATTTCACTCCTAAAAGCATCTCCTTCTCTGCCTTCCTGAGTCATCTCAGAACGTGGCGTTTCACCTATAGATCTATACCAACCATCAATAAAATCATCTGTCCAACGAAATAAAGGTTTATCTGTATATTCTCCTTCACCTAAATCACCAAGACTTTGATAAGCATCAACAAAGAAACTAGGGACACCTAAAAACGCAGTATCTGTTAAGCCTTTTGAAGAAGTTAATCTTCCCGTCCAATAAAGAGTACTAGGCAGTATTTTGTAAGGTTCATCAAAGTCTTTTGCGACTGATTGAGCGTCTTTTCCTAATTGATCTAAGCGAAGTTTTAAATGATCTTTTCTACTAAAATTATCTAGTTCAGATTTCGTTAGATTCAGATAAGGTTTTATCCTGCTACGTGTACCTTCAAAGCCCAAAGCTTCATACCCTAACCTTTCCCACCAGGGGTTCTTATCCCAACTAACACCCTCTGCTTTCCACTTATTAAATAATCCTCCTTTGTTTAAGAGGTACTCTTTCATCGTTTCTTCTTTCTCTTCTTTCTCCTCTTTAACTACTACTGGAGGAACGACCTCTGGTTGCAAAGGTTGATTCTCAATTCCTTTTTCTTCTACTGGCTGATTAAGAAATGGTGTAGTTGTCATTGTTAAACCCCCAAGAGAATGTTGTTAAAGACACGACTTGAATTTGAAAGAGGTGAATTATGAGGAGATCCAGCAAGAAATCCATCATTCATTCCCTTAGCTTGTAATCCATTTGCCTTATATTTATCTATCTCCTCTTTATCAGGCATCCACTCAACAGCATCAGCTTCGTTTTTATAATAATCAAGATGCCAAAGTAATAACTCTTCAGGACTAATCCCCATATCAGTAGCCGTTTGTTTAAAACGCCAAGGCAATTTATCCTTTAATTCCCAAGCAGATTTAATTGAACGATAGTTATAAAGGGGAACACCATCTTTAAAGCTATTTCTATCTTGTTCTGGTACTTGTGTAGTGATTCCATACTGACCATAAACGATAGGAGCTGGTTTCTCTGATTGTTCCTGATTACTTGGAGTTGACGTATTAACTGAAGTAGAAGATTGATTTTTTACATCACTTGGTTTTCTTATATGCTCTTGATATAACTCACTTTTCTTATACTCTTCGATTGCATTCCTCATAACTTTATTTTGAATATCTATAGGCAATCTTCCACCGTCACCAATATTATTATCCGCAACAGCATTAGCCAATGCATCCTTTGTTATAACTAATAAATGGTTTAAGACATTGTTAACAGTCTGATTCTCCGCTTGATCTCCATACTGTAAAATATCCATTAAATCAATATCTTCATCACTTAAAAAAGCTGTATCTATTCCAGGTAATTCTTTTTCAAGTATTAAACTTAAATTATTTTTTACTGTACTATTTCTTAAATCAGAATCAAAACTATTAGAAACTGCAGTATTTTTTTGTGTTAATAAATCATTTGCTCTCTTTCTAAGTTTAATTCTTGTTTCAACAGCATTTGGGTGAACTATATTTTCATCATCCATAAGTGAATTAAACCCTGTTGTAAATTCACCAGGATTAAAATCTATACCAATAAGTTGCTCTTGTTTCGCAAAGAAGTTATTAACTTTTGTTCGATCTACTGAGTCTTCAAAATATTTAGTATTTGTCTCTGTATATCTTTCAATTAACTCTACCTTCTTATTAGGTTCCATATCACTTAAGTCTGGATCATTTAATAGCTCTTGTTTTAATTCCTGTATCTTTCCGTAATCGTTTCTATTATTAAAGAATAAATTGCCATATTTTAATTCGGCATCAGTCATCAAATTTTTTTGTTTAGTCTGCTCCATTTTATATTGAGCATCGGCAACTTTCCCGCTTTCAAGATATAAAGAAGAACCATACGCTTCTCCAATAGATTGAGGTAAACCGTCTATACCTGGCATATGACTGGGTAATAATAACATTTTGTTTAACAATTCTCTAGCATTACCTTCACCTTTAATTGCCTTATATTTTAAATCACGTCCAGTTTTTAATATTGCATCCTCTATCATCTTTGTAGCTTCTCCTCCTAATCCAGATAGCCTTATTCGTTCAGTCCAGAACTTTGAAGTTTCAAGATTTAATTGCGTAGGATCTTTAGTATTCATTAGTAACTGCATAAAACCATCTGCAGTTTGTAATTTCATATAATGCTTTTTATGCTTTAAATTTGCATTGAACTGTTTATCTGAAAATCTTTGCCATTCTTTATTTATTTGAGGTAAAACTTTTTCTATAAAACCATTTGAATTTTCATCTAATCCATATACACTCGTGATCTCTTTTATAACCTCTGATTTAACCTCATTAATTTTTGGATCTTTAGGTTCTAATAACGCTAACTCTGAGCCTTTTTCTGCCCAAGCTTTAGCAAAAGCTGGTCCTACTAATGTTCCAGTAATCACACTAGCTTGGTTAACTCGACCTGCTTTTCTAAATGGATTTACCTTATCCATCTCTAAAGCAGCAACTGGATTTGTCTTCTCTAATGTTTTATTAACATCTCCATATTCTTTCGCACTATTATATTGTCGCTTTTGAAGCAACGTATTCATTTTTAATACTTCATTCTGTCCTTTCTCATATTCACTTGTTGCATAAACAGTTAATCCTGCATCAACAGCTTTCGTAAATTTGCCTAATGCTTCCGCTAATTGTTCGGCAGATGTATAACCTTTTACATTACTAACTCCTCTACTTTGGATTGTTTGAGTACCTTTTGGAGCCCCAAATTTTGCAGGTTTAGCTGGAGCTGAGACATTCTTCGCTTGTTGTGGAACAAACGTAGATATAGGTTTTGCTGCAGGAATAATCTGAGCAGGTTGTAAACGTTGTTGACGTGCCATTATTTATGTAAGAGCCTCCAACCCTGTATAAGTGTTAAGTCCTTGCCCGACTCCACCGGCAATAGCACTAAATGCACCCATAGATGCACTTGGAGCTGCACCAGTCATAGAAGGTGGAATAGGTGAAACTAACGTAGGTAATGGAGCAAAAGGCATAAGTGGATCTTGATATTCCTGAACTTCATAAAATTGCTGAGAGTTATATCTAGCTAAATAAGTCGCTATTGCACCTGCTTGTTCTCTTGTTAATTGTCTATCTTTAAATTGCTGGCTAATTGCTTGCATCGTATTCATATCACCAACTTGTCTTGAAAAATCCTGTTGTATTCTGTCAATCATTCCGACTCCACCCGCTTCTGCTGAAGCCGCCATTCTTAAACCTTGCAACTTGTAATGATAAGAAGACATGGCATCAGCCATAGCCTGCTCAGCAGCAGCAGCGTTTATGGCATCACTCTGGTTTATATAGTCAGCAGCAGCAGAAATCCTTGTGTCTGCAACAACTTTTGACTGATTAATAGCTTTAGATAATTCATAATTTCTTAAACCTGCAACATAAATATTATCCTGACCCCAATTAACTCGTTCTTGAAAAAACGTATATTGATTATTTAGATCTTGTTCATCCCTTTGAACTCCTGCAATCCAACCTGCATACTCAGTTTCAACTTCTTGAAACGCTACAGAATCAGCGTGGGCTTGACGACGAGCGTTACTCTCAGCGATACCTTGCCCATAACCTAATACACCAGTAGCAATTCCACCGATTACGGGATCAATTGCCATTACGCTGTCCTCCAAAAATGATGAAACAATGCTCCTTCAGGTCCATAAGGTTTAGCTTCTTCAATAGTGAAACCCAAATGTTTTAACCAACGGATAGAAGTTTTGTTTTCTGAATAAACATAATTTTCAATCATTCCTCCCGAAAAATCAAGACAATGTTCTACCCATTCTTGCCCATAAATACATAACTGCCACCTATGATTTTTAGTAGAGGTTAATTTATCAGTTCCTAGAAGCCAAATATAGTTACCACACACCCCCGTAATACCCACTGGATCACCATCATCTCCTTCAATAGCTTGAATTAATTGGCTGTGAATATAGCTTTGAGTACAAGCTTCTTCCGCTGTTACTCCATGACTAAGACGAACTTCCTTAGCATCTTCTTTTCTTAAGTTATCTGCGATCTCGTAAATAAGATTAGGCTCTGCTTTTATCCATCTCATCTTAATGCACTTGCCTTCCCTGTTACTAACGCAACCCATTCACAAGTTGAGAATTTACATGGGTGTGGAGTTTCATTATGAATTTCAATCATGCACCTCTCACCACGACCATGAATAGGAATATTAAATACACCTTCATAGAAACGTTCGTTATCAGTATCCCAACCATTTGGAAGCGCACTTCCTAATGCTGAATTCCTCGAACCAAGAATTGAACCATCATATTTATAAATACCTGTATCTCTTCCTTCAGGAAAAACATGAACCTCAAAATAATGTGATTCGTGATAACGCAATTTTGCATTACGAACTTGTGTCCTTTCAACATTCCCTGCTGCTTTTCCTCCTCCTATCTCTTTATATAATTTGAAACGAGTAAAACGATATCTGAAGTTATAAGACTCTCCAAAATAAATCGGAGAACTACTCCAATCACCATCAGCAATAATCTGTGTTCCACTCGTTGCCGAACCAAGTAATACTCCACCGTTCGAGGTCGTATTGAAACCACTCCACGCCTCTGTTTTTGCCGCGATTGTATAAGGCAATGTCCACGTTGTTTTCTTTGTCGTTGCGTCATAACTACCCGCTGAAACTCTCATCCCAGTCGGGGTTTCAGTTGTAGTTGATACGCGACGATCCAAAAGAAGAGAATAAGGAGATCCTGCAATAGGCTCTTGCATACGATCCATAACCGAGATTTTTTCTAAATAAACTTTTGTTCCATACCTCATTAAGCAATAAAGAGTTTCTCTAATTGCTAAGACCTGTAAGACTTCATCAGCTCCGTTAAATTCCCAATAGCTCCAACTTGATTGAGCCCTTTCTGTTCCTTCTCCTGAATTACGGAAAAAGAATTTATAGACGTAAATACGATTTTGATATCCTGTTCTTCCACTAATTCCAAACATCACATTACTTGTATCATTCACAGTCATCTTGAACATCTGACTAGGAACATAAGCAGATACATATCCTGTTAAATCTGCAGCATCTGCTGTTAAGGCCGTTCCAGCTCCACGCACACTGAACTCTCTAAATTGGGACCAATCACCATTAGCTTGGCAAAAGATAATTCCACCACCTGCCGTTTGTGGCCGGATATTTGTATCAACTTCAAACTGAGTTAAAACAGTTATTTGAGCAGTAGTTGGAGTAAGAATTGTCTCAGCAGCATTAAATCTAAATTGATATTGAGCGCTAAAAAGTATTAATTCATCTTGATAAGGTACAGCATATTTAAGAATAGAAACTCTGTTATTACTAGCAACTACATCAATCGGATCTGTATCTAAAATCGTCGTTACAGTCTCAGGGAAAAACTCAAAGAAAGATCTAACTCGACTAAGAATTACATTCTCATCTGCTAAAAAACCTAGCCTATTTTTATAAATGAAAATGTCATTAATAGGAAAACCAATAAAGCTTGGATCAGGAGCCGTATCGTAATCACCCGATATCCGATCTCCCCACTTAGGCATCTCTGAACCTGACTGTGTACTTTTATCTGCAGGCCCAAAGTAAAACTGTCCATTTGATAACCTCACTAAAATATGAGGCATTGTGTCCTCATCTATTTCATATTGGACACCAGGACTAACAGTTTCTGTCCAAGCACCTTCACCAAACGTTCCACTCTTCGGTTTAAATTCAACATAATATCCGTCATAGTTATTGCCTGGATCTCCAATAATTGATATTTGATAACCTTGAGGAGCGATTGTTGGTAACTCTGTAAAAGCCTGAACTTCATTTAAAAAGACACTGATGTCTTGATTAGCTTTTGCATCTGTTGCTTCTAGCGTTATTGGATTAGCAGATTGCAACCATAAAACTGAACCACTACGAGTAATAGTTACTCCACTCGCACTCACATTATTCTTCAAATTTTCAGCAATTGTAGCCGAACTAATCCTATTTTCTGTAATAGTACTTCCACTCGAAATGACTGCAGCAACTGCAGTTTGAACAGTTGCTTGGTTACCATTAACAGTTAACTTATATTCATTTCCGTAACTAGCTCCTTTAATCCAAACTAAAGCTTCGTGAGTTGCTGGCCTGGCCGTTGTTGGAGCCGTCGCCGTTTTCATCGCCGGAATTTTTTTTGTATTAGTTACAAACGTATAGTCAGCAATTGTTACGCATCGAATGTCTTGTCTTGCGTCACTAATTGTAGATAAATAACTCGTTCCACTAGGCGTATTAACAGTCTTTTGGTTGCCTTCTAAATCATAAACTTTGACACTACTGCTAGTAACTACAGCAAGATATTCCTCAGTATTATCCCTAAGAATACTATGGATGAAACTGTCTCCAAAACTGGTGCTAGAAACTTCTGCCAAGACTTGACTCGAATCTCTTTTTCGTAAACCTTCGACGATGGAAGACATTCCATTAACTTGAACTTCTCCTTGCGTTGGATCTCGTTGAGCATCTGGTTGTTGCGAAATTCCTTGAGAAAGATTAGGTATTGAATAAGAGCGTAAAGACATTACAACCTAACCCCAGTGCTAACACGACGTGTACTTAAACCTGATGCCGGAGCATAAGTTGGGAATGGTAAGTAGTTCCTATCTCCTGTTAGCAAGTTTGGTTGTTCTTGAGTCTGTTCCATTTGTTCAAGAACGGCTTGAGCTGCTGTTTCATCTTCCTTTGTATATTTGAAAGAATCAGGAGAACCTAAAACTCGTGCAGAAAAAACTCTCGCTGCTCTAATTGTTGTCCACCTATTAAAAGCTTCAGGAGTCTCATCCCAAGTTAAAGCCCAAACAATATCTGCAGCGACTTCGCTAATAGTCGTTTCTAAAATATAAGTTCTTTTATCTGTGTCATATAACTTCTGTCCTCTTAAAACATATCTATTTGCGTATAAATAAGGATCAAGGGCAAATCGTAAAACATTTGTGGGGATAGTTACCTCACCAGAAGAAGAGTTTTTCGTAAATGGATAAGAGTATTCAGTGTTCCAACTCCATCCTTTAATTTGTCCTTCTTTATGAAATTCTAAAAGCGTTCGTTCAGCGATTCGAGCATCTTGAATCTGCTGGTTTTCCAGCGTGTTAACTGGCTGTTCGCCTATGTTCTCAAGCAGGATATTAACTGCATCAAGTAACCCGGTTCTTCCTGGCGTAACCGATTGATTTGCTAATCCCATTTCTCATCTACAAGGACGTTGCACACATTGTATTAGCAAGCAAAAAAAAGAGCCAGCTTTCGCCGGCCCTGCTTTGCAATCTCTCTTATTTAGATTACTAAGGAATAACAATTTTACAAGCTGACTCAGCTCGTAGAACTCCCATACCTAGTGCTTGTCTTGCAACCATTAAATCAGCTTGATGAACAACTCTCCATTCTTCACCTGTTAACTGAAGTGCTGGAGATAGTAGTGAAACAACACCAACAGCTTCTTTGTTGAAGATAAGACCCTTACACTTGCTCAAATCTTGACCGTAATCAGCGTTGTGATCACCAGCTACAAGAGTGTAACTAGCTTGAGTTACATGATTCGAGGAAAGTATAGGAATGCCAGCGACACGCAATGTGCGGCCATCTGCAATGGTTCCAGCTCCACCGAAGTCAGCGTTGATAGCACGACTTGATTGTGAGATGAGGTAATAATCCTCTGGAGTAAATACCGCGTACATGTCGTCGATACTTACATCCTTAGTCTCAAAGCCAACACGAGCGTCAAAGATCGCGTTAACTAGAGCATCACCTTTTGCCTGACGAGTAGCACCTGAAGCTGTGTAATCAGTTCCAAGTGTTAATCCTTGTCCTGTTCTTCCTGAGTTAGAAGATTTGTTTAGAGGCTCAGTAGAGTTACTTGCCGCTGCAAAGATCATTCTTGCAACACGCTTGTCATACTCAACCGCTAACGCACGACCTAACTCTTTTGTGTAAATCTGACGAACATCGAAGTAGCTCATAAGCTCATCAATGTTGTAGATCGCCGCATCAGCGACCATCAACGCATCAAGAGAAATTACTCGCTCGTTTAAATCACTAGGATCGTTGCCTGTACCAGTGATCTCAGTACCTGGTTGGTGGTAGGTAGCGAGCATTTTTCCCGTGATTGGAAAGGCGACGGATTTGCCTCCTTTGATATTCCTCTCACGAGTTTTTCCTTTGAAAACACATGCAGTCATAAATGCATCAAGTACCTCGGCAGAACCGAGCTTGAGCATCATGGCTCTATCCGTATCTAGGCCAGTAGCACCAGCACCCCAAGTGGCTGCAGCACCTTTAATCTGACCAATACGACTGAGTGTGACAGCCATAATTAGCTAAATTTGTAAAAAATAAATACTGTTTAGACCGCCACTGCCGTCACTTGTAGGTTATCCAACTTATTGGGCCTAAAGATCTTGGTTTGCGTTCTGACTAAATACTAGAACCCAACATCACTTCTTGCTAGTATTTGACTTACCTTTCGTTGATAAGCTGGATCAATATCATAATATCTTTCTCCTTTTGAGTTCTTCTTATTCATTGCATCTAATACTTGTTGCTTACTTTCATAAACTGATTCATTTGGAGCATCACCACCGCCGTAGAGTTTCGGCTCAACAACTGATTTAGGATTAGCCATTTCTATCTGCAAAGAACGCACAGCCCAACGAATAGCTTCTGCATTTCCACTATCAATTGTTTCGTTATAACTGTCTAAAACTTCTTTGCTTAAATTCTTAGAAGCCCATTGGGAAATCTTTTCAAACGAATCATCACCACCTAATTCATCTTTTATTTGTTGCTCTTGTTCTGGTGTTATCCCTTCAGGAGCTGCAGCTTTATTCATTCCTGCAGCCTCACGACTACCCGCTAAGTATCTTTCAACTAAACCTCTAGGAAGTCCACCTTTCTCAACAATGTCATTTACATAATTACTAACATCTTCACCTGCGTAAAATTTATCGCACATCTCTACAGGATTAACACCCGCAACATCTAAAGCTTGTGCAACTTCACTTCCATAAAATTCTTCCCCAATTTCTTTTGTATATTTTTCAGGTGATTCAGGCCAATTACTTTCAACAGAATCAGTTGCTTCTTCTTCACTCTTATCGGTAGTCGTATCCGTTTCTGATTTTTGTTGCTGATTTTGAGTGAACTTCTTCTGCAACTCAGCATACGATTTCGCAAGATCTTCAGTACTTTTAAATTTATTTAAAATTTGTTGAGTATCTTCTGAGATCTCACCCTCTTGTTCAATCTCTCGAACTAAATCCTGCTGATCTGGAGAAGCTAAACCTTCTTGTCCTTCAGGGACACTTAATTGTGGAGCTGTATTTTCAGCTTGTGGGGTCGCGGTCATTGTGTTTGTTCCTCTGGTGGGTTTTGCATGTTCTGAACTGTCTGAGCAGCATTAGCAAGCTTCTGAGGATCATTCATTGCTGATTGCATCATTGCTTGCTGCTGGGCCTGTTGTTGGGCCTGCTGAGCTTCCATCTGCAATTCCTGTTCGGTCTTTATTAATCCCAAAGTGTCAATACCCATTGAATAAGCAAGACGTGTTATTAACTCACTTGGCTTTAAGTAAGTAGATAACCCTTCAGGTCCAATTGTTTGCCCCAAGGTCGTAGTGAAACGGACTAATTGTTCTAAGTCATTTCCTCTACCAATAGCAGCTAAACCAACAGTCATTACAACTTTTACCAAGTCAGATGGTAGTTCTGGGATCTTATTTTGTCTCGTTAAAATATCAAGCTTACGTTTAACATAAGGGACTTGAAATTCAGTCGTTAATATTGAATATATGCTTCCGAGACTATTTTCGATTGAAAGTGCTTGCAGTCTTACTTCTTCCGCTGTAACACGTTCCGCATCCCGCATATCTGCGAGCATAAAAGCCTGTGCCAACCTTCGTTCTATTTGTTCTTTTCCTTGCATCGCAACAGATAAATCCTGTGCTTTTTGTACTTGTAAAGCAAGTACGTCATTAGGATCTCCAGTAACAAATGCACCGTTTGGTGCTTTCGCTAAATCAGCAGCTTTTGTGACTCCTGAAGGCTTAACAAGAAAACGAACAGCAGCAGAGGCGAGACTTCCTTCTGCAATTGCTTGGCACAAAGATTCAACAGTTTGCAAATCTGCAATCGCAGCAGCTTCAACATATCCGACCCCGTAACTCTGTCCTGCTACTGGAGTCATTCTTAAAGGCAACCAAGGACTTACCTCTTTAGGTGAACGACCTTCTGTACCAGGGACAATTTTTCCTTTTACTTCTTGTCTCCAATAAACCGTGTCTCCTTTCCATTCAACATGAGTGTATAACTTACAAGTTTTCTCTTCCTCTTTTCTATCTAAAGGCTCTTGCGGATCAAAGGCTCCCTTTAATTTATCTTCCTCCTCTTCCTCTAACATTTTTTTGATTTTATCCGGCAATGCGTAATAAGGAAGCTGTTCACAAGTAACAAGCTCCATAGGATTACCCATTGGATCTCTAAAAATCACATAACGATTAAGATGAAAAACTCTTAACCCTTCAGGAGCGATATATAAAAGAGCATTGCCTGTAACGATGAGATGTAATAACGCTTCATGGAATACAACTCTGTCATTACTTGCTTCAATCTCTCTCAGAACTATTCTCTCGATTTTACTTAACGCCCGTTCCCATTCAGACTTCTGCTCTGGTGTTACCCCTTGCTGAGCTAATGCCGCGTCATCCAACGAAAATCTATAAAATTGTTGCGTTGGTGGTAGCAATGCTAAAAGCATTCGACTCGCCAAATTAAGAACTCCGCGAGCGCCTATTCCATTCCAAGGAACAGGATAAGTTTCTTTATTATTTGGTTGAACCTCATTACCGGCAGGAACCAAGTAAGGGATCGTCAATCTTGCGGAGATCCTTGCGCGATCTAATGACCAATTACGATCATTTTCACCATCGCGATAACGTTGTTCGGCTGTTCGCATAATTAAACGGGTAAGTTAGTACCAGCACCAGGCAAAGCGCCTTGACTGCCAACCTTTAATTCAGCAGAAGTTGATGCAGGGTTTCGGCTTTCGTTTTTCCTTTCTACTGAATAAGGAACTTTTAAACCTTTCTTCTTTTTGTTTTGTTTGTCTAAGACACTTTGAGAAGTACGAGCTGCACTACTTGCCGCACTAATGGCTCTATTTCTTTCAGCAAGTTCCGCTGAAGCTGCCGCTGAAGCTGCTTGTCCTCCTCCTGATCCAAAAGTAATAGTCGTCTTTTGAGCTTTGGCTGTATTTGCTTGTGATTGAGCCATTAAAGCTTGCAACTGTGCTAAGGAAGATTGTGTTTGTGCATTTAAAAGCTCAATAGTATTTTGTGCTTTAAGAGTTGCAGCCTCCCTCTGTTTTGCCATATCTCGATCTACCGCTTTTCTTTGTTCATTAATATCTGCAATTTCTTGTTGCCTTACAGCCGCTGCCTCTTGATCAGCCTTTTGCTGAGCTTCAACCTCTGCTACTGCTTTTCCATATAATTTTTTTTGTCTTCTTGCTTCAGTTTTTCCTGTGGCATCGCTAATTAGATTGTTGACACCCTCTGCCGGATTACCACACATAGCTAAACTCCATAATTAACACCAGTACCTGTACTGGAAGACAAACCACCACGACTAATTTTCAAAGTACTAACAGGTTTCTTTTTCTTCTTAATTTCTTCAGTGGTTTGAGCAGCCTCAGTAGCTTCAACATTTTCTTCTGTTGTAATTGCATAAGGTGCTTGAACTGTTTCCATAGAAGGCTGACCAGCACCACCGCCTTGTTGACCATATTCAGCCGCCGCCGCTTGAGCTTCAGAAATACTTGTGCGTGTCGCTTCGTTTGAAGCAAGCATCGCCTGACTCTGTTCTGCCATTTGAGCTAAAAGATCAGCATTTTGTTTTTCAGCAGAAGCAATTTGAGCATTAATTGATGCCATAAACGTGTCCATAGAATCTTGCTGCATTTTGGAATAATCCTCTAACGATTGCTCCTGTGCCGAAGTGTCTTGTGGAGGTGGTGAGGTGTAATTTATAACTGGAGCTTGTGGGGCTCTTGATCCGAAACACATGATGGAATCCTCTTAAGTAATGTTGAGTCCAGTGCCAGAGGCATTAGATGCATTGGCATTTGTTACTCGTCTAATTCGTAAAGATTTTTTTCCTTTCTTTCCTTTTATTCCTCTTTCGTTAACACCTATTTCAGGAGCTTTTGCATATTCTTCTCTTGGGGGAGGTCCAATTACTTGTGCCATCTTCATGGCTTCTTGTTGAGGTGGACTGAAATTTATATTGATATCATCAGCTTCTTGACGTTGCATCATAGCCATTTGCATTAGCAAATCATTCTTACCTGACAATGTGGTTTGCAATTGTTGTTGAGCTAACAACATTTGGTTATTCATTGCCTGGTCTATTGCGTCCTTTCGTAGATCAAAACTATCGTCATAGTCTGGATAACTAGGAACATTTATGATTGCTGGCTGAGAGCTACCACCACCGAAACACATCAGGCCACCTCCTTAATTTGATAAACATTGTCTTCTTGTTCCTCTAGTTTTCTGTCCAGCCAACGAGCAACAGAAGCTTGGCCTGCTCTAAACCAAACTTCTTTCTCTGTTAAATCCAAATCAGGACACTTATCAGGGAACTGTTGCTGCAAAGCTACAACTAGCCCTTTATTTATAGAAGGGAAATAAGACACTCTGCAAGGGTGTAGACCTATACAGCCTACCGATAATCGGGAATATGTACCATAGTAGAGGAGTTATTCAACTTCCCCGTAGAAGTTTATGGATTTACAAGAAAAATTAGCAGAGATTCACTCTGAAGTAATAGATCAAGTGCTTGATGATCTAAGAAATGGAGATCGCAAGGCTAGAACAGAAGCAATGATGCTGTTAAAGCAAAACAATGTGACTGCTGTTGCAGCAGAAGGCAGCACATTGAAAAAACTTGCTAATAAATTGGACTTCTCAAGCATGGATGACAAAGTTATTCCGCTTAAGACCCCACCTTCAAACGT